TTATGCAATCAGGAATATTTCTTTTATTTTTTCAAAATTCTTTTCTGCCAGTGCCTCCATCTGATGCGAATAAACTTTCAAGGTTATATCTGGACTTTCATGTCCTAATAATTTCGATATGGTCACAATATCTACGCCCTTTAAAATCAAATATGATGCGTAAGTGTGGCGCAGACTATGATTTCTTACTGGACGACCTACAAGCCTTTTTATCAGCTTGTTACAAGCCGAATTCGAAACACCAAAACATACCCTGTTTTTAATATTGGCCTGCCAGTGTTCTTTTTTATAAGTTTTCAAAGTCTCGATTGTGATCCTGTCAATTGGGACTTTTCTTTTTGATGTCTCATTTTTTAGACCAGCAAAATCTTGCGTTTTTGAATAATCAAAGCTCTTATTAATGTCTATTATCCCGTTCTGCAGGTCTATGTCGTTCCATGTCAGACCCAGAGCCTCTGAGAATCGCATGCCAGTGACTGAAAGCAGGTAGAGGGTGAAATAGGACACGTACTGGATGTTCGAGCGTGTAGAGGCTATTAGATCCTTATATTCGCCCTCTTCTAAAAAGTCGTTATCCTCCGACCTAGTTTCTATCTGAGATTTGACTTTGGCACCTTCAGCGAAGTTGTAGCTGATCACTTGTTCTCTGACTGCTACCTTCAAAGCTCCCTTGATTTGATAGTGGAATTTCTCGAGGGTTTCCTGGGCGTATTTCTCGCCAAACTCATTGAGCCTTTTTTGATAATAAAGCGGAGTGATGTCCTTTACTTTCAAATCCCCAAAATAGGTCTTGATGTGCTTGAGGTTTTTGGTGTAAGTATCCCAGGTCTTATCCTTGACGTGCGGTCGCTTATATACTTCAGACCAGGTTTTGACAAAATCATAAAGCGTGACGTCTTTGTCTGTTAGGATATTCTCGGATAGGTTATCCTCTACATCCCTTGCTGCTGCTTGAGCCAGTTTTTTGGTCTTAAACCCGCTTTTTGATTTCTGCTTATACTTGCCGTCAGGTCCTTTGTAAGAGATACGGTATTCCCAGCCATTTTCTCTTTTTCTAAAATATGCCATCTTGTTTTTCACCTCATTTCTTGATAAAATAGGTACAAGAAAAGAGCTCAAAAGAAACTATCTTTTGAAAATCCTTTCTTGTAAGTCAGCCCTACGCTCAGACTCGCCAAAGTTTGAGAGCGTGGGGCTTTTTTGTTTTATTTCACTTTTACTTTCATATCACCGTTCATCTTTTGAGAAGCTAGAGCGTCACCGTCATCAGTTTTAATGTGTAACATAGGGTAGGAATTAAAGTCTACACCGTTTATAGCAGCCCAAACATTAAAAGCCTCATGCTCTTTCTCTTTCAATCCATCAGCAAATGCCTGTAGGTCGGTTTTTGAATAATATTTATACTCATTCGGAACTGTCACATAAAGAATAGTATCCTTATTGTAAAAGGTATAGGTAGCAATGTCCACGCCTTTATCTGTTAGGTCTTGCTTTAGATAGTCAATAAAGCTAGCCATTTGGTCAGCTGTAACTCGTGGTAGTTTTTTATCACCTTCTGAACTAGCCTCAGTAGCCTCTGTGCTTTCTGAGGTCTTTTCTTCTGTCTCAGTTGTTGAACTCCGAACGGCCACCGTGGGAGTTTCAGGAGTTTCTGTCTTTGGTGCAAGACCTAAGGCCTGCAACACGAAACCAAGAGCAGCAAGGGCTAAAAAGCCACCTCCAAACAATTTTAATTTTTTCATGATGCGTTCTCCTTTTGTTTAAACTTTATAAATATCTACGACTTCTCCGATTGTACGGATGTCGTCGTCTTCAGTCAAGTAAATTTCCTCGTATCCGCTGTTCAAACTTTGCAAATACCAGGAGCCGTCGTAGTCTCTTTTTAATTTCTTGACAAAGTTTTTACCGTTAATTTGGAAAATCCCGATATCATTGACATCTACCTGACTGGTGATTTTAATAAATAACAAGTCATTGTCTTCTATCAACGGCTCCATTGAGTCACCTGCTACCTTAGCGATAGTGTCATACTTGTCTGGTACGTCAGTAGCTCTGAGCTTGACCTCCATGTGCAAATTGTCTTCCTGAAATGTTCCATGACCTGCAGCTACCAAGCCCTCGACGTAGTCAATGATATAATCTTCATTGCTTACCTTTTCGAATATAGAAACAGCCTTAGATTTTTCCTGCTCATCAAGTTGTTCCTTAGCAAAGCCAAGGACTTTTTCCTGCCTAGGTTGCTCTAGTTTTTCATAAATTGTAACTATTTCAGACGGAGCTTTCTTGTTTTCTTTTTGGATACCCAACAAGTATTCTGGGGTAATCCCTAGAACCCTAGCAAAGTCATCCGCTCTGTTAAGTGGAAACTCCCTTGTCTTATTGAAATATCTTGACATTGTTGACTTGGCAATTCCAACCCGTCTAGCCAACTCGCTCATCGAAATATCTTTTTCATCTATATTCTCTTGAATAAGTAAGATGATTTCATCGTTGGTTCTCATATTTTCCCTTTCCTTTGATTTGGTATTTTCATTATACCACCGTTCCCGAAAATATACAAGAGAAACACAAAAAAACATTTTTTTGATATTTTTTGCTAAAAATAGTTGACAAAGTGGAACAGTCGGAGTTATAATGAAATCGTTCCAAAACGGGAACCAAACTAATAAAAAGGAGTACACGAAATGACAGTCAATCTCAAACGATTAAAAGCTGAACGCATTGCCAGCGGTATGACTCAAGATGAAGTCGCTCACCGCATGGGATGGAAAACACGAACACCCTACGCGAAGCGTGAAAACGGAATTGTTTCTATTGGCGCTGATGAATTGGCCAAAATCACTCTGATTTTTGGTCTGCCTATGGAAAAGATTACTATTTTTTTTGACAATAACGTTCCCGAAGTGGAACACCGAATAGCATAGAGAGGAGTAAACATGAATGAATCTTTTCTTACTATACTAGGCATATCAATGATTGCTAGTTTTATCACGAATTTAATTGCTTACTTAGCTGGTAGACATCATCTAAAAAAGAAAATTAAAAACCACAAAGTGTGGTTTAATTCTGAGATAGATCGTATCAAGAAAGAGTATCATTTGTGATTTTTCTTGGATAATTTTTCCACAAATTGTTTTTGAAGATTGGAAGGTTGTTGCTTGTTCGCAAATTGACTGAGAGTATCTATATTTTTTATTGCTAAATCTGCAGATATTTCTCCTGAAATAGCTTTAAAAATTAGGTCATTTAACTTTAAACCTTGGTCAGTTTGAGTGTCTAGTTGTGATACTTTTTCGAGTTCAAGTAATCTTAATTCGTGAGTTTGTTTCAGCGAATAAAGTTCTTGTGAGTGTTGCTTTTGCATTTTTTCCATATCCTGTTTAAATTGATTTTCGATATTTTCAAGCTCTTGTAAGTGTGCGATGTTAATTTTATCAATTTCGTGCTTGCTGTTTCCTTTAGCGGCGATGTAAGACCACACACCAGAAACAAAGGCAGGTATGGCAGCGATCGCAAGCGTTTCTATAAAACTGAAATTATTCATAAATTTTCTCCAATCATTTTATTTTTATTATACCAAATTTAGAAAGGAGAGCGTATGACAAGTTTTAAAAACTTGAATGTTCAACTAATCTTTCAGAAATGCAACGGATGATTATACAGCAGTCAAAAATGATTTTTTGAGAGATCCAAAACTTGAACCTGCCACAATTGGGATATTGATGGTTATTCTCAGCAATAAAGAGAATTGGCTAGTCTATCCAGAGGAAATAGCTAAACGATTAAATGTTAGTCGCGACATGATAGACCGTCATCTAAAAAAACTAGAGGATGCTGGTTATATGCGAGTTGTCAAAAAAAGTCTTGGTAGAGGCCGAGGAGTTCAGACTTTCAGATTCTTCTCAGATATCAAAATTACCGATTTTCAATTTGAGATTATGTTGCAGAGATTGGAGGATGCTTTACAAAAGTTATCCACAGTTTGATATTTACATTTCCGACTTTTACAAATCTGTATTTTACAAATCTGTATTTTACAAATCTGTATTTTACAAATAAGTAAAATAAGGCACTAATAAATATTAACTAACAACAAGTATTAAATAACAATAAATATTAACTAACAACAAGTCCTACTTCTCTTAATAAATAAAAGAGAGAAATTTCAATTTTAGGACTTTGCAAAATAGGAAAGGAGAAGGAGTGAAACCAAGACGATTCCCTTATAGTGGGAAAAGAAAAAAGCCTATCTGTCAATCGATAGACTTTACGATAGATAAAGATGCTATTCTTCAGTTGGCTTTTCGAATTTCCCAATCGAAACACCCAATATCTGATCTAAAAATAGACAAATGTATGGCATTTTGAATGGTCCACCGATTGAATTGGTGCGAACTTCAACATCTACTAAAAAGATTGCTGTTGGATTTTTTTCATCGTATTCAGAAACTCGAAGATTTTTTATCGCTTGAGCAATTGCAGATACCTCAGGATAATCAGCGCTATCAGGATAAGGTTCGCCAATATATTGCCCTGCAGCTGTTTGGATTATCAATTTATGACCTGTGTCTTTAGCGATAATATCATGCGTTAGTATAATGTCATATTTTTCTAAGTTGTTACTCATAGCCTTTCCTCCTTTCTGTTTAAATTTTGACTAAAACGGTGAGAGGTCCTAGTCAAGAATGATTATAACATAGATAACAGAAATGCACAACATATTGTTATTTAAATATATTTGCTTAACAATATATAGTGGTTAGAGGTATAAAATGTGGGAACAATTAAACAGAATCATGCAGGAAAGAAATTTGAACGGCAATCAATTATCTAAGATGTCTGGAGTTAATCGCAGTTTCTTTTCTGACCTAAAGACAGGAAAGGTAAAATATCTGTCTTGGCCAAATATTTGCAAAATTGCTGATGCATTAGAAATCAGCATAGATGAACTAAGATAAAACAAAAAGCGCCTGACGGCAATCAGGCGCACAACAAATATTCTACGAGAGGATTATATCATGAATGACTTAATGAATCAATTATTAGACCAGTTTGAAGCTGGATTGATGGATAGAACGCTTAAGGTCATGACGATTGTGACTGATGAAACAAGGCGTTTCCCGATGGAGCTGAATAAGTCACAATGCTCAGAAATGCTTCTGGGCACGAGAGATACGGGGACATTTGACGAGCGGTTCAATAGCCGCAAAGACTTTCCAAGAATCAAAGGAAAGCGCGAGAAATACCCACGGGATGCAGTCATTGAGTGGTATCACGAAAATTGGCAAAAAACAGCTATTTAAAAATCACTAGCCACTAGCAAAAGGCATCTATACAGAAAGGATTTAATCAATGAGGTTGATTGACAAAATTAAAAATTACTTTTTCACAGAAGAGCCAGAGGTTCTCACTCTGCCGGATGAAGCCGAGCGCTGGCGATCGTTAGCGATTGAGTTGAACGACGATTTGATAGAGACTCGAAAGGCGTACAGGCACCTTTTTGATGAATGGCAACGTCAAGGAAAATTGCTAAAACTCTACCAAGAACTATTGGCTGCAAAGGAGAAATAATATGTTTAAAGCACAACGAAAACTTGACCAAGTAAAACAACTGCAGAGAGAAATGCACGATTTCAGCCTTGCTTTTTTGCTCGGACAGGAAATAGGCCTTTTCCCAGAAAACGAAACGGCCAAAGCGAAAGCTCAGGCGATGCATGACGCAAGCCATCTTTTGGATGATGTCCTAAAAGGCAAATCAGTTGACGAAGCAACAGCTCGCTTGAAAAAGACTATGGTCAAAGAGGTAGAAGAAGCGAAGGAAGAGGTAAAAGAAGATGACTAGAGTTGAGCTTGAAAATCGTGTGTGGTTGTTGGCCAACCATGAAGAAAAAAACGAATTATTGGATCTTGGGCTAGAATCCAAGGCTAGATATGTGAAGCGAGTCCTTGAGCTCGGAAAGGTGTACGCTCATGTTTAATTACGACAGGATAGAAGCGCTGCAGCCACCGATTGAAAAACCAGAACGCCCTGATCCTGACAATTGGGTCTGGAACGGGAGCGAAGAGGTCTATGTAGGTGATGATGTATGATTGAGGAATTACAAGCAGAAATCGCCGAATGGCGCAGAGCTTACGCTCATTTAGGCGAGGAGTTTGGCCAGATTATCGACAAGCAGCAGGATACAATCCTAGCGCTACGACGTAAAAACAAGCGCCTGAAGCGCGAAAATTGGAATCTGAAGAAGACGAAAGGAAGAAGAAAATGACACAGATAGCCAGCAAAGGGAAGTCATTTATAAGAGCGGAAGTCTCTGAAAAACAGAAAGAATATATCGGACTTCTTGCTAAATTAAGAGGTGTGACAACGCAAGAACTTTTAGGTCAAGTTATAGAACGCTTCATTGACCGGAATTTGCAACTTATTCAAGATTACAATAATGAATTGGATAACTTAAACAGTAAGTCTAGCCGCAGAATTGCCATGAATACATAGGAGAAAAACAAAAATGACGAATGAAATCGCTAAATTTGACACGCTAACACCACAACAAGCATTCAAAAGCCCGGCAGCACTAGAAAGGTTTAAGTCAGTATTAGACGGGAGTGAATCACAATTTGTCGCAAGTCTGCTATCGATTATAAACAACAATAGTTATTTGGCTCAGGCCACAAATACAAGCATTATGAACGCAGCTATGAAAGCAGCAACTTTGAAACTGCCGATTGAGCCAAGTCTTGGAATGGCGTATGTAGTGCCCTATAACCGAAGCGAGAAACGCGGAAATACTTGGGTAAAAATAAATGAAGCTCAATTCCAGATGGGTTATAAAGGCTTCATTCAATTGGCACAACGGAGTGGGCAAATCAGGAATATAAACTGTGATGTCGTCTACAAAGAAGAATTTTTGCGGTACGACAAAGTTTACGGCACATTACATCTAACAGATGAGCAGGTTGATAGCGGAGAGGTTGAAGGATATTTTGCAAGCTTGGAATTGATCAATGGATTCCGAAAAATGATTTTCTGGAAAAAAGAAAAGGTCATAGCACATGCTCAAAAATATTCCAAAACTTACGACAAGACAACTGGTGATTTTAAACCAGGGACACCTTGGAAAACTGAATTTGACGCCATGGCTCAAAAAACGCTCATAAAAGAGCTTTTGAGCAAGTATGCGCCGCTTTCAATCGAATTACAAAAGGCTATTCTAGCCGACAACGAGGATTCAAATGTAAATGAAGTGAAGAGAGCAAAGGACATCACACCTCAAGAACCAGAAAATCTCTCTGATTTACTGAGTGCTCCAGAGGAAGAACAAGCTAAAGATGTTACGCCTCTTGAAGATGATGTTCAAAATTCAGCTGCAGATAACGTTCCAGATTTCGATGAAGAAACTGGCCAAATGGACATGCTAGAAGGGGAGGATTTCTAGAATGACTGAAGAATTAAAAGATGTGACAGATAGCCTAGAACTCGTTCCAGTAACGGATTTAGAAGTCGGCTTTATCCTAAAAGCTGCTGAAATTGAAATCCAAGGCAAGGAAGTTTTAGAGCAAGCTTTAGCAGCTTACCAAAAGAAATATGCTGGATACGTCGTAACAGAAGAAACTTTGTCGGATGACACCAAGGTTAAAGACGAGTTGGGACGAGTGCAACGCCAGATTGAACAAGAGCTTAAAAGCCAGCTCTCAGAATACTCTAAACCTCTTGACGAAGTTAAGGTGTGGGTAGAGAGTATATTAGACCCTATCAAAACTTTGCAGGATGACATTAAAAATCAGATTAAAGAGTTTGAAGAGAGAGCGACGGAAGCCCGTAAAGAAACGGTCAAAGAAGCCTTTGAAGCAGCAATCGCAGAAAGCGGAGCCGATCTTGATATCAAGCTGTTCGCCATCTACTTTGATGATCTCAGCAAGAAAAAGTGTTTTATGGCTGATAATGTGCGCATCAATCAAGCAACCTCTAAAACGATTGTCGACTTGGTAGCAGAAGAAGCTACAAAAAAGCAACAACGTGAAGCTGGACTTATCCAGATTACAGAAGCAGCTGCAAAGGCTGGTTTTGGTCCTGCTGTCTACATCCGCAGATATGATGAAGGAGCAAAATTGGCTGATATCTTGCAAGCAATTCTTGATGATAAAGAGCTGGCAGATCGCGCTAAAGCGGAAGCGAAGCTGAAACAGCGCATCGAAGAAATGACGGCTATCGCAGAAGCCAAAGGCTTGAATCCTGAAAAATATGTTGATTTGCTCAATGAAGGTCGCTCTGCTCTGGATGTTATCAATATCCTGCACGCAGATGCAGACGAGCTTAGACAGGCACAAGCAGAAGCGGAACGAAACACTCAGAATCAATCCTACGCCCAAAATCAGCCCGAATTTAAGCCTGAAACAGTTCCGGAAGGGAATTACACCCCAGAACAAGAAACTGGCCAGAAATCGCAAAATACGGCTTCTGGTGATGTGGATAAAAAATTTGGCTATCGCTATCAAAATATGGAAATTATTTTCCCTGAAAAAAACATGCGTCAAGTCAAAGAACAATTTAAGACTATTTCTCAAGAATTAGGAATTATTGTCCGGATAATGCCTGGAGCGGAAAGTAAGGCTGAAAAGGTGGAAATGAAATGACAATGGATTTACTTGGTAAAGATTACTATTCAGCAGCTTCTGCCCGTCGCTACTGGTCTATCTCGCAATATAAGCGATTTAGAGAGTGCGAAGCACGGGCGTTAGCTGAGCTAGAAGGAGAATGGGAAGATCAAAGAGACAACACGGCTCTCTTGGTCGGGAACATGGTCCACAGCTACTTTGAAAGTCCGGAAGCACATAAGAAATTCATGGATGAAAATGCAGATGCCATGATTTCAAAAGTCGGAAAGACCAAAGGTCAGTTAAAATCAGACTTTCTGGTTGGCCAGCGCATGATCGAGCGACTGGAAGCTGACAAGGATTTTATGGATTACTATGTCGGCCAGAAAGAGGTCGCTGTCACAGGTGAAATCGAGGGTGTGGAATTTAAAGGCAAGATTGACTGCCTTAATGTCGAAAAAGGGTATTTTGTGGACATCAAGACTACAAAATCAGACATTGACAGCATGGTCTGGGTTCAAGATGAAGCAAGCGGACGAAATATTCAGGTTCGCTGGTTTGAGGCTTGGGGCTACGTCTTGCAGATGGCAGCGTATAAGAAAATGCTGGAAGATCAGTACGGTAAAGAGTTCACGCCGGTTATTTACGCAGTGACGAAAGAGCAGACTCCTGACACCAGAGCCCTTGTCTTTGAAACCCAAGAGAAACTTGGCTATGAGCTGACTGAGCTATCTATGCTCATCCAGCGTTTGGATAAGGTCAAGCGAGGTGAAGAGAAAGCGAAGCCGTGCGGTCATTGCGAATACTGCAAAACGAAAGCGTTGAGCCAGCGTGTGGAGGTGATTTGATGAGTAAGCAAGTGAAAGACATACTAGAAACTCACAACACAGGTTGTCCTCATGGCATCACATTTGCAATACATCAAGATAAAGATGAGTGTATTGCTTTGTTTGGTCGTTCTGGTTGGCCTGGTCTAAAACCTCAATTTATTTGTTGGAATGAAAGCGTGGAAATTTTACCACAACTTACGAAGATAAGGATATGAAATCCTGGCGCAATCAATGTCAGTTACTAATTGCTAATCAGTGCATGGGGCAGCCCGTCCTTGAGGGAGCGCTGAAGGAGAGGGTGAGATTTTACATCAAGCCCCCTCAGTACATTTCTAAGGTCAAAAGGAATCAGCAAGCGCTCCTGGATGAGATTATTCCAGTAGGAAAGAAGCCTGACATTGACAACTACGAGAAAGCTTTATATGACAGCATGAGCGGAATTGTCTTTCAGGATGATGGTCAGATTGCCTTGCATGATGTAGGCAAGTTTTACAGCCTTAATCCACGTATTGAGGTAGAAATAGAGGTTATGGAATGGAACTAATTAAAGACAGTGTAAAGTTTGCCGCTAGCTTGCTAATTGTGATGGCTGCCTGGATTGGATATGGCTATCTGATGTACCAATCAGGGTACAACCAAGCTAAAAGCGAGGTTCAGCCTATCATCATTCACAAGGCAGACAATGCTGGTGCAGAAATGCACGGCAGAATCACAGACAAAGAAGTCATAGACGGTCGCTATACTGTGACCGCTGGGCCGTACGGCAAATTCCTCGTGACCAAGGAGCAGTACGAGAGTTTAAATGTAGGGGATGAAATCCCTGATTATTTGAGAGGAGCAGGAAGATGAATAAAGAAGAAGTTATTAATAAAATTAATGAAATGACGGTTGAAACGTTTTTTTCAAAAACTCTCTTTGTACAACAAAAGAAAGTCATCGAACTTATCGAACAACTTGACGAACCAGAGGCAGGTCACGCAGATGAAGCGCCGCGCTATGTTAAAAATATACTGGCACGATTGCGAGAATTACCATTACATGACAGAGAAGTTTGGTTGAAAGCAATCATGGGTGAATTTGAGAAAGATTTCAGTCATGCAAAATGGCGAGAGGGCTATGAACAAGGCAAGTTTGAGGGAATGATTAAACGTGAGAAAGTCACAGTGCCGCAGTATATCGCTGAAAAAATTGAGTATTTCAAAAAAACTGGCGATTGGGATTTATTTCAAGCAATGGACGATTTATTTGAACATACGGTAACGTGCAAATGGCTTGAATTTAAAGACAACCAAGAAATATTCGCTCTAGCCTGGATTTTCGGCTACGAGGTCGAGAAAGAGAAGCGGTATACAGTGGTGATGAAAACGACAAAACAACCGCTATACTATAACGTCTTGGATAAAAAACTATTTTTCTCGATGGGTGGACTAGCTACAAAATTCACCCGCAAAGAGCTGGAAGAAGCCGGCTTCGGCTGGGTGTTTGATTGTCCGGGGATTAAAGTCGAGGAGGTGGAATGATGATTCCAAACGAACCTTTTATCAGAGAGCTTATCGAAGATGAAGATATCATTTTTAACAAAGATAGTGACTATCACAAGCAGAAGAAAAAAGAAAAGAAGAATCCTATATTCAAACGAAACAATTCAAAAAAGAGGTGGAAGAATGAGTAAATTTGAAATCTCCCTGTCTAAAGACGACCTTGAATATATCGCTAACGGTTATGAAATCAAAATCAAAATCGACGGTAAAAGATTTTTGGGAACAAATGAAATCATTTTGAAGCCTGCATTGACAAATGATGTTATGGCTCCGATATTGAATTATAGAAATAAAATAATTGATACTGAAGTGCAAAATATTGCTAATAATTTTAGAGGAGGTGCAAGATGACAAATCTTTGGGAGGAGACCTTAGAGGTTTTAAGGGACCACGGCAAAACGTTTGAGGGGGTCAGGTATATTCAAGGCTCAGACTTTAAAATCACTAAAGAAAATTTTGAGAGACTTGCCAAACAAGCTAATTATCATAGCGGATACGGTGCCGCTCACGTTCCTACTGATTTAGTCATTGTTGGCAAAGGTTGGTGGTTAGAGCGAGGAGAATATGATGGTTCTGAATGGTGGGATTTTAAAGAAACGCCTAAACAAATCAATGAAACCAGAGACATTTCTTGTCTTGTAGGTGGAATGTGGCCGAGACTTAAAGAGTTGAATACCATCGATCCGATGCAAGAAAGGCTTGAAGAAATAAGAAAAGAGAGGGAATCTAATGAAACCTAGAAAATATCCGTACTCAGGAAGACCTAAGCTGATTAGACAGGCTTTGCCAAGATTCGTTCTATTAGGCGATATTGCTTTCAATAGCGATTTGGTGAAATGCATTGATACAATGAGGCAAGGGACACCAAATCAAACAATCATTTATTTTAAAATCCCTAAATTCCTTTCGCACGAAGAGAAGATTGTGCGGGTGCCTTTAGAAATCTCTGAGGTGGTCAAGATTTTAAACCGATAAAAAACAAAAAAGCCAAGACACTCTCTGCCTCAGCTAAAATCACAATAAGATTATTATATCATAAAAAGGAGACAGAGAGTGAGGGCTAAAGAGCTTTTAAACGAATTGCAAAATCTTGATATGGATATTCAGAGCAGGATTGATGAAATCAATGAGCTTGAGGCAGGCTTGCTCTCAAGCCCCAAGTGGACTGATGTAAAAGTCCAAGGTGGCCAGACAAGAAAAGTTGATGATGTCTACACCCAGCTCATCGTGATGAAAGAAGCGATTGAGCAGGACACTAAGGAAGTTATTAACAGGAAACTTGAACTTGGTAGGCTGATTAACAAGCTTAAAAGTCCGAAAAGTAGGTCTATTCTTAGGATGACTTACATTACCAAGATGTATGTTGATGATATTTGTGATAAGCTAGCTATCAGCAAAAGCTCTTATTACAACATGCGCAGAAATGCCGTGGATGAATTAGAGCACATCTTGGAATAATTTGGAATTTTTTGGAATATCTTGAGTTATCTTGAGAGTATCTTGAGAATATGTGCTAATCAAAATAATCTTGATGTGCACTGTAACGATAATCTGTTAGAATGGTAGTATCAAGAATTGAAGAGAGGTCTCAGAATTGGTAGATGGTTACCTGTAATGTCAGGGGGCTGTAATGGCCTTGGAGGTTCGAGCCCTCCCCTCTCATTTTTTGGAAACATAAGGTTTGACTTCTCCATCTCGTTGAAAGTCCTAGGTTTGAGATGGTTTGGTCGCAGGTTCAAATCCTGCTGTTTCTATTATGTCTCTGCGAATAGCTATCGCGATAGAGGTATAGGGCGGTAATTAGATTTAGGCTGATTAACCTGTAGGACAGAGATAAAGTAGCGCTATATAAGGCTCTGGTGGGGGAGGCACCCACTTACCGCATACGGTCACTCAACGAGTGGCTTTTTATTTTGTCAAAAGGAGGTAGCCCAGTGAGTGGATAAATTAACCCCAAAACAAGAATTGTTTGTCCAAGGGATAATCTCCGGACTATCTCAAAGACAAGCCTATAGGCAGGCTTATCCGTCATCTAAAAAATGGCTAGATAGTAGCGTTGACAGCAAAGCAGCCGTCTTACTTCAAAATGTAAAGGTTTTGTCAAGGTATAGAGAACTTCTTAAACAGTTCTCTAATATGTCCTTATGGTCCAGAGAACAGGCTTTCAATGAGTATGAATGGCTGAAGAATAAGGCCAGAGCCAGCATTGAGCGAGACGGCATCAGACAAGCAAATTCTAACGCTTTTCTTTCGGCGTTGGATGGGATGAATAACATGACTTGGAAGGACTTGAAATTGACTGACGATAAAATCAGACAAGAGATTGAATTGCTCAAAATCAAAATTGAAAGCAATCAAGGTTCTAAGTCTGACACCAGTCTCATGACTGCCCTTTTGGATGCGGTAAAAGGCGGTGACGAAGTTGAAGATTGAGTTCTCGAGAAAACAAGCTGACATCATTCGCAGGCCTTTTAATTACGAGCTGGAAGTCAATGAAGGCACCCCTCGAAGCGGCAAGACAACCGCTGGTCATTTTCGCTATGCCAGGTATTTGATTGAGTCGCCCGACGAGAATCATCTCATTGCTGCATACAATCAAGAGCAAGCTTACCGCCTTTTTATCGACGGCGACGGCACAGGTTTGATGCACATCTTTGATGGTAATTGCAAAATCAAGCACGACGAGCACGGAGACCACCTCTTAATTGATACACCGAACGGCACCAAGCGCGTCTACTACAAAGGGGGCGGTAAAGCCAATAGTGTAGGTGCTATCACTGGTATGTCTTTAGGCTCGGTGGTTTTTTGTGAAATCAACCTGCTGAACATGGACTTCATCCAGGAAGCGTTCAGACGGACGTGGGCCGCTAAACTTAGATATCACTTAGCTGACCTAAACCCTCCAGCTCCACAGCATCCAGTTATTAAGGATGTCTTTGATGTCCAAAATACACGGTGGACCCATTGGACCATGGATGACAATCCGATTTTGTCCGAAGAGCGGAAACAATCCATTATCCAATCGACGAAGAAAAATCCTTATCTATATAAGAGAGACATTCTCGGTCAGAGAGTCATGCCTCAAGGCGTCATATACGGCCTATTTGACCTAGAGAGGAACATCAAGGATAGTTTGTTAGGCGAACCCGTTGAAATGTATTTCACGGGCGATGGTGGACAATCTGACGCGACCTCAATGTCTTGCAACATCGTTACTAAGCATAGAGAGAACAACAAGACTTTTTTTAGACTCAATCGTGTAGCCCACTACTACCACAGTGGAGCAGAGACAGGCCAAGTCAAAGCTATGTCTACCTACGCTGTTGAGCTTCGAGCGTTCATCCAGTGGTGTGTAAGCAAGTATCAAATGCGCTATACCGATGTGTGGATTGACCCAGCGTGTAGATCCTTACGAGAGGAATTGCATAAGCTAGGTATCCGAACAAGAGGAGCCTTGAACAATGCCCATGATGTTAGCAGCAAGGCGAAAGGCATTGAGGTAGGGATTGAGCGTGGTCAGAATATCATTTCGTCAGGCCAGTTCCTGCTTATCAATCATCAGGAAGAGGAATATGATCATTATCACTTTTTGAAAGAGATCGGCCTTTATAGTCGTGACGATAATGGGAAACCGATTGACAAAAACAACCACGCTATGGACGAATTTAGATATAGTGTGAACGTATTTTATAAGCGTTACGCTAATTTTTAGCAATAAGGAGCCGATAAATGGGCATTATTCAATTTGTCAAAAATCTATTTAAGAGAGGACAGTATGCAATGACTACAGAAAGTCTCGCAAGTATCACAGACCATCCTAAAATCGCAGTAACAAGCGCAGAGTATCGTCGAATCAATGAGAACCTAAGATACTACCAGAGCAACATTGCAAAGATAACATACACGAATACGGACGGTATCAAGAAGCAAAGAGAAGCGACGCATTTGCCGATTGCTCGGACCGCTGCCAAGAAGATTGCTAGTCTGGTCTTTAACGAGCAGGCAACAATCAAATTGGATGACGAACAAGCGGACGCATTCATTCAAGAAACATTGAAGAATGACCGCTTTAACAAGAATTTTGAGCGCTATCTTGAGAGCTGTTTAGCCCTGGGCGGTCTGGCCATGAGGCCTTATGTAGACAACGGACGAGTGCGGGTGTCATTCATCCAAGCGCCTGTCTTTCTGCCATTGCAGTCGAATACACAGGATGTCTCAAGCGCTGCTATCGTGACTAAAACGATTAAGGCTGCAGGTCAGAAGAACATCTACTACACATTGATTGAGTTCCATGAGTGGTCGAAAGATGGTAAGTACATCATTTCAAACGAGCTATACAGGTCGGAAAATTCTGAGCAAGTAGGCGGGCGTGTGCCGTTGGCAGAAGTCTATGAGGATCTAGAAGAACAAGTTGAACTTGACGGTCTAACAAGACCGCTTTTTTCTTACCTAAAACCTCCTGGGATGAATAACAAGGACATCAATTCACCCCTTGGTCTATCTATCTTCGACAATGCCAAGAGTACGATTGATTTCATCAATACCACTTATGATGAGTTCAAGTGGGAAGTCAAGATGGGCCAGCGGCGAGTGGCTGTTCCTGAAAATCTGACAGAAACTAGAATGGTCTCTGACAACGGTGATATTAACATTGTCAAGCGTTTTGATGCTGAGCAGAATGTTTACTTGCGCTTATCAAATAGCGACATGGACGGCGGGAATATCACAGACCTTACGACAGCGATCAGGGCAGATGACTACATCAAGACTATTAACGAAGGACTAGCGCTCTTTGAAATGCTTCTGGGCGTGTCTGCTGGAATGTTTACGTTCGACGGTCAGAGCTTGAAGACTGCGACAGAGGTGGTCTCTGAAAACTCTGATACTTACCAAATGAGAAACAGTATTGTCAGTCTGGTCGAGCAATCGCTGAAAGAGTTGATTATCTCAATCTGCGAGCTTGGGAGCCTTTACGAGCTATACGATGGCCCGATTCCTCAAATGGAGAAGATTTCAATCAATCTTGACGACGGAGTCTTCACTGACAAGAACAACGAGCTCGATTATTGGACCAAGGCGCTTGCTAGTGGCATTGTCAGCAAGGCTCACGCTATCCAGAAAGCTTTCAACATGTCAGAGGCTGACGCTAAGAAGATGATTCAGGCAATCAATCAGGAAACGATGGACACGGCCAACAGTCAGCGAACGCAAGAGGATATTGACTTGTACGGGGAGTAATTAGATGAACCGAATTTTAAGGATTTTCTCGTTAGCTCCAAACCCTGCTAAGCTCTTCATGAAAATACCAGGAACATTGCTAGAGAGGATGCTAAATGAAAGGAAAGAAGAGACCACCAATTCAGTTCAATGACGAGCAACTGCTGCTTCAAGCGAGCAACGTGGCAGACATCTATCATCAGTTGGCCTTGGACTTGTTTGATAACGTGGTCGAACGTGTGACTGAACGAGGCACGGTCTATCTTGATAAACAACCCTACATCTGGCAGCTCGAGAAGATGCAACAGATGCACATGCTCAACGAGAAAAACCTGAAGCTAATCACTGAATACTCTGGAGTTGCTGAAGAGCAACTGCGCTATATCGTCGAAAACGAAGGCTTGAAGCTCTACACAGACACGAAGCAACAGCTTTTAGAAGATTTAGGTCGTGGATCCGCAGGAGATAGTAACCACATTCAAGAAATACTTGCCGATTATGCTAGTCAAGCTGTCGGAGATATCCATAATCTAATCAACACAACCTTACCTAAAGCCGTCATTGGTGCTTATCAAGGCATTGTGGAGCAATCTGTCGCCAGAGTTGTGACTGGCCTCTCTACGGCCGATAAGGCTATCTCTGATACGGTCATGAAGTGGCAAGAGAAAGGGTTTCAAGGCTTCAAGGACAGCGCTGGGCGTAACTGGAAGATAGACAATTACGCACGGATGGTTATCAAGACGACCACCTATCGAACTTTTCGGGAAATGCGAACCAGGCCGGCTGAAGAGTTAGGTATTGATACTTTTTACTACTCTAAGAAAAGCTCTGCTCGTGAGATGTGCGCTCCTTTGCAACATCAGATAGTAACCTACGGACCAGCTCGGACTGAAAATGGCGAGCGTATTCTATCTTTGGAAGACTACGGATATGGTAAGCCCGGCGGCTGCCTCGGTATTCACTGCGGCCACATGCTGACGCCTTTTATCCCAGGAGCAAACTACAAGCCTGATTTAGGCGAGGATGTAGAATCCATTACTCCTGAGCAAGCAATCGAAAACGCCAACGCAGAGGCTAAGCAGAGAGCACTAGAGCGGTCCATCAGAGCGAACAAGGAAAAGCTCCACGTCGCTGAAAAATTGGGTGATAAAGAGCTGATGGATAAGTATAAGAGTAAGATACGCACCCAAAACGCTGCCTTGAAAGACTACATCGATAAGCACCCATTACTGAAACGGGATGAGGCAAGAGAAAAACTCTTCAAGAAAAACGAAAAACCAGCAAGCGTCAAGCCTGCTGGTAATAAGTCTTATGTTTCTTTAAAGGATAAATGGTTGTCAAATGCAGACCCTGACAAAGCCAGGGTTTCGGAAATGAATTTCTGGGAGCATAACGGCCAGAAGTATCAAGTCGATGGAAAGCATGTAGTGCTGGATTATTCCCAAAAAGAGAAAGAGGTAGGAGAATGGCTGTCTAAAACGTTTGGAAAACACGTCCAAATGGCGCCACGAGTGAACTTCCCAGAAAAAATCCCGAGCCCAGATTATTTAGTTGATGGTTTGAAATTTGACCTGAAAGAGATAACTGGTTCAGGAAAAGGGACGTTTGATCAAAATACTAGAAAAGCTAAAACTCAAGCTGAAAATATAGTTTACGATGTTACTGAGTCTGCTCTTACCGATAAAGAAATAGAGCGGCAACTTGAAGAAATATACAAATTCGGTCGTCGAGGACTTAATATTGCGATCGTCAAAAGAGGACATCGTTTGATTTATGCCACGAAAAAAAGGAACTGACTTAGGCGCCGACCTAAAATAGGCCATTGGGTGCCAAACCAGTTCCTTTATTTATTTAATTATACAACATTTTTACAAGGAACGCAAAAGAAGTGAGGCGATAACCGCTTGACCAGCAGAAAAGACTGCTATAAATTACTGTAAACCACTATAAACCGTATCGGATTCGATGCGGTTTTTTGCTTGACTTTATCCGCAGTCGGTAAAGAACGGAAGATAACACCTAATTCTAGGAGGACGGAAGAATGCCAGAAGACATTCAAACACAAACTGACCAGTCAGCTAATACTGGAGAAAACACTGAGTCGCAAACTCAAGAGCAACCTATCAAGACATTCACTCAGGAAGAAGTGACTGGCCTTGTAGCTAAAGAGTCCAAGAAAGCACAAGAGAAAATCTTCAAAAGCCTAGGATTCGAAGATGTCAAAAGTGCTAAAGAAGGACTGCAGCAGCTCAAGGAGTGGAAGGACTCACAAAAGAGTGAGGCTGAGAAACAGTCAGAAGCACTTGCTACTAAAGAAAAAGAACTGGAGCAGGTTTTGTCAGATAAGAAAAATCTGGAAGCGAAGCTGTCAGCTCTGACTCTGGGGGTAAATGCTGAGTCTGTTGACGATGTCATCACTCTATCTGCTCGCTTGGTATCCGACGAGGTATCTATCGAGGATGCTATTGGCCAAGTGTTGCAGAAATATCCTCAGTTTGGTCGCACAGAGCAACCTGAAGAGAAGAAGCCGACATTTTCAGCTGGAGGAAATCCAACGGCTGGAACGAACTCAGAAGATGCCTTTTTGAAGGCTCTAGGACTAACAAATTGATAGGAGAATAATCAATGACACTTAACTACATCACTAAACACGAGGGCACGTTTGAAAAGAAATTGATGCAAGGTGCCCTCACAAGCATTTTGGAAACACCACAGGTAAACTGGTTGGGTGCTAAGTCGTTCGAATTGCCGACAATCTCTGTAACAGGCTACAAAGCGCACACTCGATCTAAAGGTTACAACGCTGGTACAGCTTCAAACGACAAAAAAGTCTACACTCTCGGTTTCGACCGTGATGTCGAGTTTTTCGTGGACAAAGCAGACGTAGATGAAACAAACCAGGAGCTTTCAGCTGCTAACGTATCTAACACATTCATTACAGAGCACGCAACTCCTGAAGTTGACGCTTACCGCTTCTCTAAGCTGGCTACGACAGCAATCACAGCAACAAAATTTAAGTCTGAAGATGACTTGTCAGAAGTGAACATCTACACCAAATTGAAAGCTGCCCTCTTGCCAGTTCGTAAATACGGCGCCCAAAATATCGTTATGTACGTTTCTAGCGAAGTGATGGACTTCTTAGAGCGCTCTAAAGAGTTCACACGTTCAATCGCCACTACATCACCTCAAGGCATTGACACCCGTGTCACTTCGCTTGATGGAGTTCAACTCATCGAAGTTTGGGACGATGCGCGCTTCAAAACTAAGTTTGACTTTACGACAGGCTTTGTCAAAGCTTCAGATGGTAAAGATATCAACTTCCTGATCGTTGCTAAGCCAGCAGTTATCGCGAAGGCTAAATTCAACTCAATCTATCTTTTCGCTCCTGGCCAACATACTGAAGGCGATGGCTATCTGTACCAAAACCGTCTTTACCACGACCTTTTTGTCCTGGAAACTAAAAAAGATGGTGTCTATGTATCTCACAAATCAGCTTAACAGGGGGTAAAACATGAAGAAGTACGAGAAAGACAATCAGGTCTACACCGTCCAAGAAGGTAGTGAACTTGAAATTCAATTGATTGCTGATGGGTTTAAAGAGAAGAAAGAAGAAAAAGATTCTGTCTCTGACCCTTACAGTAAAATGACTGTGGATGAATTAAAAGCTCTTCTTGAAGAGCGCTCTATTCCACTTCCAGAAGGAAAAGCTACTAAAAAGGATCTTGCGGCCCTTTTAGAAAAAGGTAATGAGGAGGAATAAACTAAATGGCACAATTTAAAGCTAAGGCAAATTTCTACCTGGTCCAATCTGATCGTCATTTTGACGAAGGAAAAGTCTATGACTTGCAAGTAAGCGAAGCGGACAAAATCAATAAAATGTATAAGGCTGCGTTCGACGAAGATGGCTTAGAGCGCATCGAAGAAGAAGCTAAGAATGCGAAGGCGGCCGATACCGCCTCATGAGGAGGTGAGTAGATGACCTACTTAACAAAAGATGAGTTTGAAGAGTTGGGTTTTGATGTGGATGGCGATTTTGACAAATTGCTGAAGCGCGCAGAACTCGCTATCAATGCGTATATTCGGGATTTTTACTCTCGCAATAGCTTTGAAAGCGATCATGATGCTAGGAAAAAGGCTGTCAAACTCGCTACCGCTTTCCAGATTGCTTATTTGGATAGCTCAGGAATCATGACCGCTGAGGACAAGCAAGCAATGGCCAGCATGACCGTTGGGCGGACCTCTGTCAGCTATCGCGGTGGCAATCAAAACAGCGCCCAGATGCTTTCGTTGGCCGAAAGATACAATCTGTCTAGAGATGCTGAAAACTGGCTAAGATTGGCTGGATTTGGCTTTGCGAGGGTTGATTATGATAGATAAACGAATGCTACCGGATTCCGTAACGATCCAAAAAAAATTGAGCAAGGACGACTGGGGAAAAGAGACTTATTCAGAGCCTCTTTTGCTCTCTCCGTGCAAATTCGATAGGACATTTTCTCAGACCGGATCAGGCAATCATCAGAGTGAAAATAAGCCATCGACGGTGATTGTATATCATAAATACTGTCCTGTAGAGCTCGACAAGAGCTTTATAGGCGGTGTTGTCGACGATAAAGGCACACTCTACATTGTCCGCAGTATCATCCCTCAATATCATCCGTTTACTAAGAAGCTTATGGCTTACGAAATCGAGGTGATTTGATGGGTGGTGTTTCGATTAAGATTGACTTAAAAGGCATCGAGAAGAAAGTTTCTCCGGAGAATTTCGCAAAAGGGAAGCTGGCCATAGCTAATCAGGCGATGTTGGACATGGATCCGTTCGTTCCGAAAAGAAAAGGGATACTGAGAGCTAGCGGCCATGTCAGAAAGGATTCTATCGTGTATGCACAGCCTTACGCTAGAATTGTTTACTACGGCCGAAAACGGAAAGGCTTCTTTTCGGATAAGCAGAGAAGGTTCTTCTTTGCGAATAAAGAAAGATTGCTGAGCCAAAAGCCGACGCCTGGAACGGGTCCTAGATGGGATAAGAAAGCCGTGCCACTCTATGCCCAAAGATGGGCAGAAGTTGGTCTGCGAGCTATGGGAGTGAAATAATGCAGAATAATGACTTTTCAGAGGTCTTGCTTGAGCATATCAAAAGTGTTCAAACCAAAATCCCTTCAAAGCATGGCTATTTAGACGAGAAAGAGGGATTGGTTGTCTATCCTCTCCCTGGCGGAGATGTGGTGGACGAGGACATGGCAGGGACGCAGATTGTGGATCTACCATTTGAAATTGCTATCAAGTCAAAAGACCAGAAACTGATTGATACTACACTATGGCAGATTAACACTGCCTTATCAAAAATTGGCTTGGAATTGCCAAGTAAAAATAATTCATATAACTTTTTAGACCTTAAAGTCAAGAAACCGTACTTAAACGAGTTGGACGAACAAGGCTTTTACATTTACTTGCTGGATGTTACTGCCAGCCTTGAAATAGAAAGGGAAGAATAATAGATGGTAAAGAACAAAAACGTAAAACGTAAACATTACATCGGACCATATAAGGAAGCGACTCCTGATACTCCACCAACTGCTCAAGAGTATCTCTGGATTGCAAAAGGAATTAAAGAGTCGTCTCCTGACAACGACGAAAAAACAGACGACTTTTCAGATTTTGCAGGAGACGGGACTGTTGAAGAACTAGTGGTGTCAAAAAAACGCGGACGCTCTTTTGAAGGTCTGCGTGATACAGATGATAAAGCCCAGAATTTTATCGCGGATAAACAGGACGCGGTGGGCGATGATCTGCTGGTTTGGTACAAGGAAGTTGATTCTACAGGGAAGACCCAATACGAAGGCCCAGCTCGTCTTTCTGAAATCGAAATCGGAGACGGTGAAGCTTCAGAAAATGAAAGCATCAAGTTTAAGATCGTATGGCGCCGCACTCCTAAGAAGTCGGCTGTCGTACCAGGATAAGGCTAGGGCGTGAAATATCACGCCTTTTTCTTTTTGAAAGGAGAATTTTTATGGTTGTTATTAAGAAAATCAGCAATGTCATCCCAATCGATTTTGGGGAATTTCAGCTCGAATATAACGCGAATGACGAGGGAGCGAAAAACCTTGACAGTTATCGTGATGATCTATCGAAAAGATGGAAGGAAATCAGCAAATTAACCGATGAAGAAATTGCGATTCAAGCGATGGAAATCACAGAAGAAGGCTGGAGCAGATTGTTCGGCCCAGACGCTTTCCCGAAAGTGTATCAATTCGCAGGCGAAGACACGACGATTGCGTTCAATTATTTGCTTCAGGCCATTCTTGGCATTCAAAAGGAATATCTGGAGCGCAATTCAGAAGATACCCTCAAGAAGTATCTAGCATGATGCTATGTTGGATATTTCTAGGAAATTGGCAGACGAGCTAATCTTAGAAATTGATGGCGAAGAGCGAACCTTTCCTTTGTCGCTATCGTTTGACAAGGTTTTGAAAGTTTTTGAGATGTGGGGGGATGATGAGATCCCGGACCTTGTTCGACCACATCTAGCCTTAAAAATGTTAACAAATGAGTATTTTGACACGTTAGCAGTAGACGAAGCGATGGAAGTTGTAGCAGCCATTTTTGAAGAACATATTCAACCCGGAAAAGCTGACAACGGCATCGAGTATGACTTGGCCGGGAATGTTATCAAGACTACATCGTCAGAGGAACCACATAAACGACTCTACAATCTGAAGTATGACGGTGATTATGTCTTCGCTTCGTTTATGCAGGCCTACAGAATCGACTTAATCGAAGAGATAGGGAAACTTCATTGGAAAAAGTTTAATGCTCTTCTTGTTGGGCTTCCAGAAGGCACAAAGTTTGTTGAAGTGTTAAAAATCCGGTCTTATGAGCCACAAAAAGGCGATAGTCAGGAATACATCGAGAAAATGCGTGAATTACAAAGAGAATTTCGTTTGCCTGATGAAGACGTCGACGATGAAACCGAAGAAGATAGTTGGGACTAGAAAGGAGGTATAGATGGCAGATGGTAAGGTTGTCATTCAGGTTGAAATGGATGGTAACAAGGCTCAATCAGGAGTCTCTAAATTAAAAAGTTTGCTCGGAGGATTGAGCGAAAGCGGCGCTAAGCTCGGATCAGTGTTTAAGTCTGTTTTAGGTGCTAACCTGGTTAGCTCAGCTATCACATCCGGTATAGGTATGGTTGGCTCTGGTATTCGGGAAATGGTCGGAGAGTTGAACAGTTCGCAAAAAGCTTGGAAAACCTTTGAGGGGAATTTACAAGCCTTTGGTCGCTCTTCCGACGAAATAAGAAAAGCGAAGGCTGAGATGCAGGACTTTGCAACCAAGACGATCTATTCAGCTTCTGATATGGCAAGCACTTACTCTCAATTGGACGCGGTCGGTACTAAGAACGTCGGAAGCCTCGTTAAAGCCTTTGGTGGTCTAGCTGCCTCAGCAGAAAACCCAGCCCAAGCCATGAAATCACTGTCTACCCAAGCGACCCAGATGGCAAGTAAGCCTAAAGTGGCTTGGATGGACTTTAAGATTATGATGGAGCAAGCTCCTGCTGGTATGGCAGCAGTTGCTAAAGAGATGGGGATGTCTACCGCTGAGCTGGTGTCAGCTGTTCAAGATGGCAAAATCAAGACAGAGGACTTCTTCGACGCTATGAACCGCGCAGGGAACTCCGACGCTTTCCAAAAGATGGCCACGGAGTTCAAAACGGTTGACCAGGCTATAGACGGGGCAAAAGAAAGCCTCTCTAATAAGCTCATGCCAGCGTTTGAAAAACTTAATGCATTTGGGATTAAAGCAGTCAATGCCCTGTCTAACGCTCTAGAAAAAATAAATTTCGGCAAGCTGGCTGATGGTCTAGGAAAATTCCTTGAGAGTATTGATGTAGAGAAGATTGTAGCAAAAGTTAGCAGCACTATCTCAAACCTAGCCGGAAAAGTTAAGGCCTTTTGGACTGCCTTCGCTAACACTGGGGCGGTATCTGCCTTTATCAGCGCTATCCAGAGTATTGCAGGAGCTATTGGTCATATCTGGAATAGTCTAACCGCCTCAAACGAGCTAAACACTCTTGCTAGCGTCCTTGGGAATGTGGTAAAGTGGCTTTCTCAGGCTGCAACTGTAGCAGCTAACTTTATCAGTTCGCTGCCGGCTGGAGCAATTCAGGCAATAGTAGGCGGTTTGGTTGGTTTAGTTGCTGGCTTCAAAACCTTTAACTTTTTAAAATCCTTTAACCCGTTCAACATCTTCAAAAGGAATGCAACAGAAGCTGCAAGCGGAGCAGCTGAAGCTATTACGCAGGGACGGTCTAAAATCGCTCAAATTTTGGGTAGCTTAAGCTCTGTTATCGGTTCTATTGGAGGAGCGGTCAAATCTGCTGCAATTGGTATAGGGATTGGCATTAAAGCGGCATTAAGCGGGGTTTCGCAGGTCATACTAGCCTTTGGCGCAGCCTTGCAAACCGCAGGCGTGGCCAATATCCTAGCCTTCGGCGGAGCGGTAGCTACAGCCGCAGTCGGGATTGGAGCTGGTGTGGCCATCATAGCCGCAGGGTTCGCTCTGCTGGCCACGCAAGGTCAAGGGGTAGCTACTATCATCAATGCGGTAGGAGAAGCCTTTGCTACGGTAGCAACTGCAATTATCGGAGCTTTTGCCCAAGCCATTGTCACAGTAGCTGGTGTGCTGCCGATTGTGACATCTGCATTGGCTAATCTAGCGCCTCTAATCGTAGCTTTCGGTCAAGCATTCGGTGCAGCCGCTCCGTTTGTCTCGGCTTTGGGAGAAGCGATAACCTCTATCGCCTCCGTTTTACCGCCTGTGATTAGTGCTTTTAGTCAGGGTATTTCGGCCATCGTCGAGGCCGTGACCCCAATTGTCGAAATCATAGGCAATGTGTTTACGACAGTAGCACAAATTGTCGCAGATGCGATTGTTAGGATAGTGCAGGCTTTGGCTCCATTTATGCCAGCGGTCGTACAGATAGCTCAGGCTTTAGCTCCTGTGCTGCAATCAATAGCCGAGGCATTTACGGCATTAGTGGCTCAAATAAGCCCGATAATGGACAGCATAGCAAATCTATTTAGGACGCTAGGCAATGTCATTAAAAGCGTGCTTGACGGAGCGAAAGGCGTGATAGAGGGCTTCGGGAATGCTGTCAGGACCATTTTAGACGGTATATCTGGTATCTTTGATTCGATTGGTCGAGCTGCTTTAAGTGCTGGTCAAGGTTTTAAGCTGCTTGCTCAAGGCGTAGTTATGATTACTAACACCAATCTTGGTGATATGGCCGCTTCTCTTGGAGCGGTTGCGCTTGGTGTTGGTAATATTGCGAGCAAGTCAGCAGGATTGTCTCAAGCTGGTAATGCCATGAAAACACTTGGCGTTGGCATGACAACAGTATCAAGTCAAGCTAATGCAGCAGTTTCAGGACTAACAAACTTTGCGGCCAGAATTACATCTTTACAGACTGCTGTCACAGCATTGCCTTCAATTCTTGCATCAGCCGCATCAAGTTTTGCTAGTTTCGCAAGTCAGGTCGTGTCTGGTATCGCTGGTCTATCAGCTATTAATGCCCCTATCACCGCATTGAGAACTCAAGTAACGACGATCACACCTGCTTTATTGCAGGCTGCCATGGGCTTTGCTGTATTTGGTGCTCAGGTTATAGCAATCAACTCAAGCCTTACGATAGTCTCTGCTACCTTTGTGCAAGTTGGAACAAGCGCTGCAAGCGCCTCTGGCCAGATTACAGCTATTTCAGCAAGTACGGCATCAGCGATTGCAGCCTTTGCATCAATGTCTGCACAGGTTCAATCCTCTATGCAAATGATGCTTTCTGTCGTTCGCTCTACGGGTAGTCAGATGATTTCGCAAGGTCGCCAGACCGGGCAGCAAACCTCACAGAATATCGCCCAAGGAATCCGAGGAGGAGGGGGGCAAGTAAGGAGCGCCATGAGCTCTCTGGTAAATGCCGCTCGTTCTGTTGGTATGTCTGGAGCCGCGACTATGCGCTATGTCGGGGCTATGATTGGCCAAGGATTAGCCCAAGGTATGTATTCGGCTTTAGGGGCTGTGACAGCTGCAGCAAATGCACTTGTCGCACAAGCCGAACGTGCAGCGCAGGCTAAAGCTCGCATCCACTCGCCATCGCGACTGTTCCGGGATAATGTAGGTCGCTACATTTCCCAAGGTATGGCTGTTGGTATTTTGGCGGATGCGCATAAAGTAGATGCTGCAATGGGTGATGTTTACGATCAAATCAGAGCCTTTAAATATGCTCCGGAAGACATCATTGGCGTTGGTCAATCGCAGCTGTCTAGAACAGTGCAGGTCAAATCAGACCTAGAACGGTCAATAAAAGCCAGCGTTAAGGTTGTACAAGAGAAATCTAACAATCTTGTAGAACGCGCACTTGAAGTTGCTGAACGAGCCGTGAGACGACCTGTGAACATGGTATTGGACGACGGAGCTCTAGTTGCTAAAATCGGTAAACCAATGACCGATTATCAAAATGATAAGTTGTTACTAGATAACATGATGAGAGGAATAACATAATGGATACAATCATCTATAACAATCATGACCTCTCTGAGGTTATCCGGATAATTGAAGTTATCCGACCAGTCGGAAATGAGAGGAGTGTCACGACAAACGACGCTCCTCTTTTAGGTGTTAACGTACAAGATTTAAAGATAGGGCCTAAAAAAATCAAAGTAAAATTTGCGATCCACAAAAAGACAGCTAGAGATGCCGAAGGCACAAAACACGCTCTGGCAAACATCTTGAACACGAAGAAACCTGTACGGATCACGATATCTGATGAGCCTGATAAATATTATCTTGGCATGGCTGTCGGAGCTGTGGATATGGACATCGTTGCTCGCTGGTTTCAAAAAGGGGAGTTTGATATTTTGATTCCCGATGGCGTGGCCCACGCTATCACTTACAAGCGATTTGATAACCCTAAGCAAGAAGGAAATAAGCTGGTTTTTGATTTGGTGAACAATGGGAACGTTGATGCTTTTCCTGTCGTCACCGTCAGAAACAACTCAGAAAATGGGTATATCGGCTTGGTCAATCCTAGTGGCGCTATGGAGCTCGGCAATCGAGAAGAAACTGACTTAGAAACCTATAAACAATCAGAAATCCTTTTTGATTATGTGACGAATAACGGAATCGTGAAAGGATTTGCTGCAGCAAGGAAAGAATCTGGGGCACTCAGGATTGAAAACAACTGGGGACGCCCACACTTAGCTCTAGTTCCAGGCAACAACTCTGGAACGATCTCTTGGGACATTCCAGTTGATAGTTCTGGCCAAAGAGGTGCTTTGAATGATTACCTCTGGTGGCGGCAGATTTGTTGGCTCGGTGCCGGTAATCAAATGGGGCTCATGAAAATAAACTTCGTCGACAGCACCGGAAGATTTATTTATGGAGTAGAGATTTACAAAAGATGGTTTGGCTTGGAATGTGAATATAATTTCTTGGTCCGTGGAGACAATGGACCGCGTCTTGTTAAGAAATGGCAATTCACCGGAACACACTACGATCATCACAACCCCTTTAATGCGGAGCGGGGATGGTCTGATATTCAGCGCCGTGACGACATGGTGCAGGTGTTTTGGTGGGGGACTTATCCACAATTTCATATTCCAGAAATCAAGGGAATAAAGACTGCTAAAATCCAAGTGATTATCAGCTCTATCAGCAATAATCCAATGATAAGTCACCTCTATCTAGACAGTCTTGTATATCGCAAAGATTTTGTCACAGGGATCCGTGATGTACCTAATCGGTATCGACCAGGATCGACAGTCGTGATAGATTGCGAAAATGATGGTATTACCGTGGATGGTCTGAACAAGTTCAGCGACCGCGTCCATGGTTCAAGTTGGTTAAAAGTTCCGCCCGGCAACAGCAAGCTAGAGGTTTACTGTTCAAGTTGGGCGAAGAACAAACCAACAGTAGCGGTCAATTTTGAGGAAAGGTGGTTATAAATGTTACTGACAATTCATGATGCTCACTTGCATCCTGTCGCTTCGATCGACAACGACAAGCAGACTACATTGAATTATTTTAACGATACCTGGCATCGTTTCTTTGAGACCGGTGCCGCCACCTTTGATTTTACAGTCGCAAAAAAGACCTTGAGTACAGATACGCATTCGAAGCGAGCTTACAATCTTTTGAGCGAAAAGAACTTTATCTCTTTTGAGTATGAAGGGGAAACCCAGCTCTTTACCGTCCGGAAAACAGTTGAAAACGAGAAAGTGATTAAAGTAAACTGCGTAAATTTCAACCTCGAATTGATTAACGAATATGCAAACCCATACAAAGCACCAAAAGCAATGTCCTTTAAAGAGTATTGCGAAGCTATGGATTTGCTCAATTTCACCTTGCTGCAGATTGGGATAAACGAAGTTTCTGACAAAAAAATCACTGCCGAATGGGAAGGTCAGGATACTAAGCTAGCTCGTTTGCTTTCCTTGGCCAATAAATTCGGAGCTGAACTCGAGTTTAAAACACGGCTTAATGATGACAGCTCTATCAAAGCTTTTATGGTCAACGTGTACCATGAAAACGACGCAACGCATCAAGGCGTGGGGAAAGTCCAGTCTAAAGTGTTGCGTTATGGACGTGACTTTCGCTCTCTTACTCGCACGGTTGATACAACAGGAATTTATAACGCCACACGGCCAACTGGTAAGACAGAAGAAGGCGAAGTCGTAACGATTGCAGGAATGCAAACGCTGGAAATTAAAAACGAAAAAGGAGAGATTGAGTTTTTCCAAAGAGGGGAAATGCTCTACGCTCCGCTATCGATGAGCATGTTTCCAGCGGCATTTACTAGCGGGACGATGGCTGACCAATGGATCCGAAAGGATTTTTCGGTCGAGTCAGCAAGCAAAGAAGTTATCCGATCTAGTGCTCTGAGAGAGTTAAAAAAGAATTGCTATCCAGCATTGACTTACGAGGTAGACGGCTTTCTGCCCTACGGCGTCGGAGATACCGTTGAGGTTGAAGATGATGGTTTCTACCCAACATTGTTGCTCCAAATGCGAGTCTTTGAGCAGTCTATGAGCTTTACAGGAACCGGCGAGAACAAGACGGTATTTGCCAACTTTAAAGCGATTGAAAACAAAGTCTCAAGCAGTCTGCAGCAACGTTTAGAAAACATGCTTGAAGAAGCGAAGCCGTATTTGATCAATCTTGCTACTGATAATGGCCACATCTTTAAAAACAACCAGGGTGAATCCACGGTTTTCCCGACGCTCAAAAAGGGCAATAAGGTTGTGGAATGTGTCTGGAAGTGGCTGGTTGATAACGAGGATTTTGGACAAGCTCCAAGTCATAAGGTCACAGCGGCAGGAATGAGGGAATCCCTTACCTTGACGGCTATAGCCTTGGTAAACGGTCAGGAAGTGGCCAGAGAGCAGCTGACATTTACTAATGTCAACGATGGTCAAAATGGAGCTAAAGGCGACCCAGGACCACAAGGACCGAAAGGGTCAACTGGAGCAACCGGAGCCAAAGGCGACAAAGGAGAGACTGGAGCTAGAGGTCCTCAAGGTGAACGTGGGCCACAGGGAGCTGTAGGACCACAAGGACCAAAGGGAGAGCGAGGAGACCCAGCTGACACTGCTGAATTAAAAAAAGCTGTGACAGCAGCTCAATCCCAATTGGCAGATGTCAAAAACAATCTGGAAGGGGTTAGGGCGAACCTGACGCAGGCTCAGAGTCAGTTGTCTGGCAGTATCAGTCAAATCCGCTCGGATGTTGGCTTCATCCGCACCAAACAAGGCCAGCACGAAGCCGAAATCGGCAAGCAAGTGCAGGCGCTCAATGCGGCCAAAAACGAGTTAGCGGGCGTGAAATCTGCTCAGTCAACGTTTGAGCAGACGACTACTCGCAGGTTAGCTGAGCTGACGAATCTGGCGGACGGCAAGGCGAGTAAGTCCGAGCTTGTGCAGACCGCGGAAGAGCTGAAAAGCAAGATTGCGAGTGTGCATTTAGGTCGCAGAAACTTGCTAAAAGGCACAAAGGAGCTCGCGAAATACAAACCGACTAGCGAATACAACGGTTTTAAGGTCATCAGGACGGTTGCAGGAGCAACCAGCTATCGCGATAGCTACACAGAAAGAACCGTCGTACCAACGACCGGGACAGAGTACATAGCTATCTTTTATGCGAGAGCTAGCGAAAATGACTATCCTATGCGCTGTCATTTTTACAATCCAAACACAGTCACATCATCCGAAAACAGCAGTGGATATAACTCAAGGTCGTCAGACGGCTTGTCTGTTATCCGTCTCTCGACAGACTGGCAGTTGTGCTGGGTCAAGTGGACCCAAACCACAACAGACCAAGCCAAGACGGTCATCATTGGCCGTCACGGCCCGCAAGTCGGAGGTAAAGAGGGCGTCTGGGTCGAAATCTGCGCCCCTGCCCTTTTTGAGGGCAATCTTGTCGGTGACTGGACACCAGCCTACGAAGACCAAGACGAGCGTGTCTCAGCCGTCGAGTCTAGCTTTAAGCAACGAGCTGACTTAATCGAAGCTGGCGTGAACCGCTTGACTGAGGGGATCAAGACTAAGGCTGACAGCAGCGCTTTGACTGTGCTCTCAGATAGTATCAAGCAGTCTGTCAAGTCACTCGAGACTAACACGCAGAACCAGCTGGACTCAAAATTGAGCACGGCCGAATTTGATGTGCGAGCGTCTGGCATTCATCAGGAAATCATCAATGCGACCAAAGACAAGGCCGATAAGGCCTTGGTCACAGCAGAAGCTGGGCGGTTGAGGGAGGAGTTGGCGAGTATGCAGGTCGGAGGTCGGAATTTGATGGGCGTGTTTAATACAACGTCTGTCAAATCGACGTTTGAACCCAATACATATAGGTTTACAGCAAAGACGACCAAAAACACGACTAAACCAACTCTACAACTCCAATTTCGTTGGACAGATGGAACTTACAGCGCTATTGTATGGGTAGGTCAAGAGGGTGTTTTTAAAAAATCGTTTAGGATAACAAAAGATTACACAGAGCTTAGGATCAAATTTAATTGCAATAAGGAAGATGCAGTCTTGCTCTTTAAAGGCAATAAATTCATCGAGCTCAATACAGACTACCTTTTTACTGGTGACTTGATTAACCTGTCACCAAACGACAGCCAAGCAAACTTTTTGAAAATCGAAAAAGCGACTATCCCATCCGATTGGAGCCCGGCTCTCGAAGACACGGAAGGCCTCATCACCGAGGCTAAAGCAACCTTTGAGCGGACAGCTCAAGGCTTGCGCACTGACTTGTCAGCGGTGCAGGCCTACGTCAACGCTGACGGCACACGCTCAGAAGCCTTGCGCACTTTCTCTCGTGAGGAGACGGCACGCCAACTGACTGCTGAGCGCAAGCTCATTGAGGCTGGATATGTGGGCAAGGCTACATATGCAGAAGATGTGAAAGGCATAAGCAGACGGTTTGAGGAGCTGAAAACCAGCTCTGAGACTAAGCTGGCTGAGTTTAAACAGGGGATTGACGGCCAACTAGCTACTGTGCAGGCTGCCCTTAATACAGCCAACGGATCATTAACCAGTTTTAACAACTGGAAGCAATCAGCGCAGGAAACCTTAAACAAAGTCGGCAGAGTCGAGGCTACTCTTAACGAGACCAAGACTAGCTTAGCTGAGTTTAAGCGCACGGCTGAAGGTCAGCTGACTACGATTACTCAACAGGTTGCTGGGAAAGTCTCACAAGCAGAGCTAACTCAACGAGCTAATCAAATCACGCAAGCTGTGCAGGAGCTAAACAATTCAGTCCTCAGAAAAAGCCAAGTCAAAATCAACGAGGGCGGCATCATCTCAAGCGTCGAGAAGACCGTCAACGGCCAGACCTTGGCCAGCATGATTGCTCAAAGCCCAGAAAATGTTGAGATTATCGCTCGCTTGCTAAAAGTCAAAGGCGATATGATCGTCAACGGCTCTGTCACAGTTGACAAGCTAAACATTGAGGGTGAGCTATCAGCTTTAAGTGGTAAGCTTGGTAGGGTGACCTCTGGAGAAATCATCAACGAGTACGAAACACCTTACACAAGAGGTGAAATCAGAATCGCTGATAACATCCAGATTACGAACCACAACAAGTCAGGACCTCGCTCGAATTTGGGCAAGGAAGAAATCAAGATGCTGCCAAACGGCATCCTGATGCATGCTTACGACGTTAACGAGAAGCCGATCCATACGATGCAAGTGTCGCCTGACGTTATTTCTTACCAACGCCTTAACTACTCGCTGAAAGGCGGAGGGACAGGCTCTTGGGATTTGGCGTATTCAAACGGATATTCCGCCCTCAACATCGATACAGTCAACCAGAAAATAAGGTTACAGGCCGAGTCTAGTTTGATGTGGGGCGTCAATGCTACGTTCTTGCGGATCGGGAATCTAGTGACAGTCTCGGTTACTAGAATCATCAAGAACATTGCTAGTATTGTCGAGAATGGCAAAGCAGTTGAACGGATACCAGCCGGATTTCGGCCAATCTCCCAAGCTCACTTAACATTGACTGGTAATGTCAATGCGACAATTGACGCAACGTGTATCGTCCACTTGGAGCCTGACGGCGCTATCAGATACACAAATAATAAATTTGGTGATCGTGTCTGGACGGGTACTGTCAGCTATACGACTGTGGATGAATTCCCTCTGGCTGGAGACGTGCCAAAAGGCAAAATCATATAGAGAGGATCCTATGGATAACAAATTTTATAATCTTATGCTAGCTGGATATAAGGAACGGCTAGATAACTCGACTTTGGGAGAAATTGAACTAAAAGCTCGATTGATCCTGGAGCAAGAAAAAAACGCTGAATTGCAAGCGAAAGTTGAAGAGCTGGAAGCTTTGCTTGAAGAACAAACGAAACCAGCTGAAGAAGGAGAATAATCATGACTTTAGAAATTACAAAAACAACTAAAATCGTAGGCCGTATTAAAATCGACGACACAGTCGTCAAGACAATGACAGCGGATATTGACGATAAAGGTGTAACAACACCTAGCGATTGGGTCGATAATGCTGAGATTTACGCGGCTAACCGTCGCGAGGTGCGGAAACAAGAACAGGCATTTCAGGAGGCGGTCTATGCTGCGGAAGATGCGATTATTTCCGAGCTGGAAGCAAAAGGAGCCGAGAAAAAATAGGAGGCGGTGAAATGTGAATCATTTAATAGACTTTGTGGACAAGCTCACGCCTGTCCTGGTAGTGATTATTCCCAGTTATTTTAGCTACAGGAGTAATCAAAATAGCAAAGAAACCGACAAACGAATCGAAGCTCTGGCCGAAGATTTGGGCGACCTGAAAGAGTCTGTGACCAATATACAAAATATCGGAAATATAAATAATCAGGATCTAAATCTGATCCAAAAAGGTTTGCAACGCTTGCAACGTTTTCGATTGCAGGAAAATCTAAAAAAAGCTTTGAGGCGTGGCCAGACTACCCAGCATGAGCTGGAAGAGCTGTCCCGCCTTTACGAGAGCTATGTTGAGCTTGGCGGCAATGGTGCCATCAAGCTTTTGTTTGAGAAATTCTCGAAATTACCAATCAAGGAGGAAAAAGTGTGAATAAGATCAATTGGACGGTGCGTCTGAAAAATAAGAATTTCTGGCTGGCTCTGGTGCCCGCTATTGCCTTGCTTTTGCAGGCTGCGGGCGACATCTTTGGACTTAAGCTGGAGTTTGGAGTAACGATTGATAAGATTTTAGTCTTTATCAATGTACTCTTCGCTTTGCTTGTTCTCGTCGGGGTTGTTAACGACCCAACGACTGCTGGACTAGCTGATAGCCAACGAGCTTTAAGCTATGAAGAACCTAAGAAATAACATAAAAGAGCAGGCTCTGAAGCTTGCTCTGTTTGCTTTTGCTGCTGGCTACTTTTGGCTTGCGGCGTTTGAAAAATTGAAAGGAAAATGAAAAAATGACAACAGTAAACGAAGCATTACAAGATCTAGCCGCTTTGGTGGGCTCTGGCACTCCCGTCGGAAATGGTGAGTGTTATGCACTCGCTAGCTACTACGAGACTCTCATCAATCCAGACAGCACGGTTGGGCTGGGAGCTGGCGTTGGCTATGTAAGTGGCGCAATCGGTGACACTATTTGCGCTGCTAACATCGGAACAAGCTATGACTGGGAAGCCAACGGCTGGACGGTTACTAGTGATGGAGTTTTGCAGAGTGGTCAGATTTTGACCATCGAAGGAACAAATTGGAACCCATACGGTCACGTCGTGGTTGTTGAATCTGTCAACGGTGATCAATTGGTTGTAATTGAGCAAAATTACGCTGGCGCTCGCTATCCTGTACGCAACTACTACAGTGCGTCTGATTACATTCAGACCGTGGCACACTTCATCACACCAGTGCAATCAGGCGGCGAAATTGCTGACGAAGCTGCTAGCGTATCTGGCTCAAATCAATACGCCGAAAACGGCACAATGACCGTGACTGTGGATGCTATCAATGTCCGCCGTGCTCCTGATACATCAGGAGAGGTAGTGGATCGATACACCAAAGGCCAAAGCTTTAAGTACGATACGGTAATCGTAGATGCTAATGGCTTTGTCTGGGTATCTTATGTCGGCGGAAGTGGTAATCGCAATTATGTAGCAACTGGCCCTACTCAAAACGGTAAGCGTTACGGCGCAGCTTGGGGCACGTTTAAATAAAAAACGCAGCGGAAACTGCGAAAAAAATATCTTTCTTAAATTTTAATCTACCCCGGCCAAAAGGCTGGGGCTTTTTTATATAGTGTTAGATAAATAATTGTCTCTAAACGGAAAATCTAGAAAATGTCCGCTCTGACGGACTTAGGCAGACTGGCAGCGATGTCGGTCTGTTTTTGCCCCAAATCCGCCCCAAAATATTTTTAAAGTTAGTCTGGTTTAACCTAACAGAAAATCAAAAAAGCCCGATTTTACGGGCTTTTCATTAGGTTGATTCCTGATAAGTCAGGTATTGAAAGGCGGTAGACGGATTTGAACCGACGATCAAGCTTTTGCAGAGCCGTGCCTTACCACTTGGCTATACCGCCACAACTCTTACTATTCTACCTTAAAATGGCCTGTTCGTCAAGAGCCTGACCCGACTTAAGTGAGAATTTCTTGAAGGATGGCTAGCAGATGGGCCGAATCAAAGCGAGAAAATAGTGTCCAAAGACTTGTCAAAAGCTAGAAAATTTGATATGATAGTAGATGCCGTTTAAACGGCAGAAATACTCATTTTAGATGAATTGTGGAGCCGTTGCCGATCGGTAGCTCTGCGAGCTGAAATCTAAGAGAGGAAAAAAACAAAAAGGAGAATTTACTCATGGCAGTAATTTCAATGAAACAACTTCTTGAGGCTGGTGTTCACTTTGGTCACCAAACTCGTCGCTGGAACCCTAAGATGGCTAAGTACATCTTCACTGAGCGTAATGGTATCCACGTTATCGACCTTCAACAAACTGTAAAATACGCAGATCAAGCTTACGACTTCATGCGTGATGCAGCTGCAAACGATGCAGTTATCTTGTTTGTTGGTACTAAAAAGCAAGCTGCTGAAGCTGTAAAAGAAGAAGCAGAACGTGCTGGTCAATACTACATCAACCACCGTTGGTTGGGTGGAACTCTTACAAACTGGACAACTATCCAAAAACGTGTTGCTCGTTTGAAAGAAATCAAACGTATGGAAGAAGAAGGAATCTTCGAAGTTCTTCCTAAGAAGGAAGTAGCACTTTTGAACAAACAACGTGCTCGTCTTGAAAAATTCTTGGGTGGTATCGAAGATATGCCTCGCATCCCAGATGTAATGTACATCGTTGACCCTCATAAAGAGCAAATCGCTGTTAAGGAAGCTAAGAAACTTGGTATTCCAGTAGTTGCGATGGTTGACACAAACACTGATCCAGACGATATCGATGTGATTATCCCTGCTAACGACGACGCTATCCGTGCTGTTAAATTGATCACTGCGAAAATGGCTGATGCTGTTATCGAAGGCCGTCAAGGTGAGGACGCTGTAGCGACTGTTGAAGCAGAATTTGCTGCAACTGAAACTCAAGCAGACTCAATCGAAGAAATCGTTGAAGTTGTAGAAGGCGACAACGCATAA